GTAAGCATCTTTAACTTAGCGCCAAACTCAATTGGGAATGGAACCTTGAATTGGTTTCCAATACCCAAACGTTCCAGTGTGTCTTGAACAGCGTTGTATACCGGAGCAATACCAGGATATACGAAGTATGCCTCGCCTTGATCGTCTTTCTTTACCCAGCCTGAATGAGTTATACCTTCATAAGTAAGCGCAGCTTTAACAATAGCCTCTGGATTATATCGAACTACGCGGTACATACGACGATAGAAGTCTTCAGTAGCACGATAGAAACGAGCAAAGTTACGAGATGAGAACGCTAGTTGAGTTCTAACTAATGGGTTATCTACATAGGATAATGTCTGGCTTAATGCGCGTTCTTCAACGATCATTGCTAGATCTCTCTTAGCTTTTTGTGTGGCTTCTGAGATCTTGCCTAATTGTCCAGGGTTGATACCTCTTGTATAAGAATCAATCCAAGCCTTTTCAAAACCTGTCTTCTTGAACTGCTTGCGAATAGTTAGCATTTCTTCAAGAACAATTGGTTGACGTGACATACGAGCATTAGCCAAACCAAGGAAAGTCCATCCATTGGTCATAACAGATGCGGTAATATTCTCTAGTTCAACCGCTGGAATAAGGGTAGGACCCACGATACTACGAGGAATGTCTACTTGTTCGGTAGGCAAATCATCTAAAGATAGGGTTCCAGTAACCTTGTAATTATCGTATTTATCTCTGGTGCGGATCTTATTTAGTAGATCTATGTTTAGAGTCTTGCCGTCTTCTTTAACGAAGTTTTCTCTGGCTCGGTTGAAAGCAATACGGATAATGCTTTCGGAATCCATATTGTTAGCAAGTCGGGCATCAGTTAGGAACTTAGTGCCCTTTTCTGTCTGCATCCAATCACGCATAAGTCCTAGTGCTTTACCCTCATTGTCAAGGTTAGCAACAGCAATAGTGCCTAATTCATCGTTAGCGTAATAACCAATACGCATCATCCAAGAAACCATAGATGCTTCGTCTTGCTTAGATACAGCAAGAACTTTGTAGCCACGTTCTCCTGGCTTCTTAACAAACTTACCAGCAGGATACTGCATCTCTAAAGCGTGGACACGAACACCGGTAGCACGAGCAAGATCTGTAGCACGAGCGATGTAATCGTTACCAGTAACGAAGTTCATACCGCCTTCAGAAGCTACTGATAAAGCGTTCTCAATATCACCGAACATTAGTTGTTCTTTTAATAAATCTGCTTCTTCAAGACTCATAGGTTTTAAGCCTAGTGATGAACGCATACGGTTCAATCGTCCAGAAGTAAGGGCATTAGCAAAGACCGCACGAGTCTGTTGCGCTACTCCACCCTTGATGCTGTACTCAACTTCCTTAATGCGAAGTTCAATATCTGAAATATCAATAGGGTCTTTAGCCGCAGCAAGTTCTGCGCGTAGTTTAGGCAAAGTATTCTTTGCTACTTCAAATTTAGTTTTAATAGCAGTTAATTCGCCAACATACTTGTCAACTTCTTTTCTATTGGCAAAACGCATAGCAAGACCTAATGGGTTATTAGCCCAGTTAGCTTGATCTCCATTTACCTTTTGAACAGCTGCTAGGTATGTGTTAACGCGTGTCTCTAACATACGAGATTTGGCAATACCCCAAGGTGAAACACCAATTGCTAGGTTAACCATTAGGTCTTCGCCAGCATTACGCAGAGCGTAACGTGGACCAGCAAGAGTTAAGAACGACCAAGCGCTAGTCATTCTGCTAGCAAAGTCGCTATTAGCGACACCTAGTAACTTTTGAGTTACAGTGTTACGAGAAGCTGCTCGATCAAGGTCTACCAGAGTTGGAACAGATACGAACTCGTTAAAGTCTGAAGGGATTGCGCCCTTATTAGGGAAAGCATCATCGGCTGAGTTTACTGAATGGATAGTTGCACCCTTACCTGTAAGGTAACGGGTAATTGCTTGCCCTGGAAGCGTGGTGTTTAGACCACGAACCTCAGCAATAGTCTTCCATAGACCGTAATAGACATCTTTACGCTTACCAACTTCTGATATAGAGTCAAATGCCTCAGCTAAAATACGTGATTCACGTGTAGGCATAACCATAACTGCCAAACGATAGATCTTTTCGGAAGCATCTACAGCAGTTACGTCAAATACATCGTCTTTGAACATTGGAGCAAGTGTCAACTTAGCCTTAAACCGGTCAATGCGGTTCATAAGGTAATCAGTTGAGAAGCTTGCTACGTCTTTACCCTTAGCAGTTGCTTTAACTTGATTGATAAACTGTTCTTTGCCATCAATAATTGCCTTAGCAACGCCATCTGAGGTAGGCGCTGAACCAAAGAAGTAATCATTGGTTAACTTTGGCCCTACTACATCAATATTAAATGTCTTACGACCAGTAGTAACGGCAGCAATACGCAATTTACGGATAGGATCCATACGAGGCATAAGCACACGCTGACGTCCGGCTGATCCTGACATTACTGCTGTTAAGTTTTGTGCATTATCAAAGAAAGCCTTGGCGGTAATTGCGTTTGTTACCGGAACATTAGGTGCTTGAAAAGACTTAATGACTGCTGGACCAAACTCTGGACCAAGAGTTGCTAGTTCTTTCTTAGCAACAGCAATAGCTTCAGGGTTCTTAGCGGTTTGAGCCTTAGTAAGTTGCTGTAACTTGGCGCCGTATTGATCCCAGAAACTAACAACTGCTGGGTTGGTAAATACTTCATCTACCTTTTTGCCACCGACTACTACATCTAGTGAGTACCTAGTTACATCGTAAGCACGCTTGCCTTTACCGGCAAGCAATAATGGATCTGCTAGTACACGATAAGCAGCATCAAAGACTCCAGATACAGCCTTATAGAAAAGACCAGATCCTTCCATATCCGCTGGAGTAATAGCGTTAGCAACAAAACGACCAAATGAATACTTGGAAGCGTTTACTGAATCAAGAGTATCTTGGAAGTTGGCACGAGCAGCAGCTACTTCTTCAGGAGTATTAAAGCCTGGAATAACAGTTGTGCGTGTATCGGCTAGCATTACATACTTTTGTTGTTCTGGTGTAGCCGAAGCCATAATCTTTTCCGGTGCTTCGCCAGCAGCAAAACGCATAGCAATATCTACAGCGTCGTTGCCCCACTTTTGTTTAGCATCTTCGATGCGGTTAGGGCTAAATACTTTATCGCCTTTATCGTCAGCAATATCCCAAGCGTTACCTTTACCAAATAATGGAACGCCTTGATCGCCAGCGATCTGAATGGTACGCCAAGCACGTGTAGATGCGTCTGATACGTTACCAAGGCCAGCAAGAATATGACCTCCGGTATAACCAACAGCGCTAGCTAATGCTCCGCCTGTATAATGCCAAGCGGTGCCAAAGAAACCACGCTTTGGTTTAATAGTTGGATCTTCGTTGCCAAAGTTTTTAACTAAACTTGCTTGTTGCTCTGGAGTGTACTTAGTAAATTTAGCGGTAGCTGCGTCAACTGGTAACTTAGATAATTCTTTATGAGCTTGGTAAGCCTTGTAGAACTCATCAAGTTTCTCAGTTTCAGTAGAAGATAAACCAGCAGCGGATCCAGCCGCTTTGATATTGTCAGCCACTAATTACCCCGCGATAATGCTTCTTGGTATAGAATTCCAATTTCTCCAGTGGTATCAAACGGAAGCATCTTTACTAGAATGTCTGAAAGTTTTTCGCCAGACTTAGCCATCATAAGTGCGCTAGATCCTGGGCCTGGACCCATATCAATACCAGCGGTGATTGGTGAGTTTGGTCGTTGTGTTGGAGCAAATAATTCTGTTACTGGCGCCTGCATTGCAGCGTCACGAACTTCGTTCGCTGGCATTGGGCGTTGATCTGGAGTCGAAGCTAGTGGCGCACCTGACTTAATTGCTGCGGTGTCAATACCTTCGCCGTATGAAGTAGAACCCATACGTAGGCTATCTGTGCGAACAGAGTACTTGCCAGGACCTGAAACGCCGGCTTTAGGATTCATTGGTGTATCAGCCATCTGTTTCTTCTCCTAACTTTTCTAAATCTGCGGTCATATCTTCCCAAGCACGAATAGTCTTCGTCTTTTGGTTAGAATGATAAATTGATAATTCCATTAGTTCACTGGTCATTGCCTCAAATGTTTGGGCTAGGTTGTGAACGAAACCTGTAAGTATTACTAAGAAATCAGAAGGGCGTACTGGGCGAGGAATGTCATTGTTATCGTTCATCACCCAGCACACCTTCCTATTAAACTAATTAAGCCTTCTTGCCTTTGCGAGCTGGTCCGGCATAACCGAAGTCAACCTTACCGCCTTTGACTGATCCTGCCTTAGTGTCAACCTTTACTGGTTGTACTGGAGCTGGAGCGTGTGTTCCTTTATTCATCTTTGCACCTCCTTCGGTTATGCTGCGCCGGTGATTCCGGCTAGTAGTGACGCTATATCGGGTTTTTGACCAGCAGCAGGGGCCATACCACCTTGTGGATTTGGAGGTTGCTGCGAGGCAGGGGCGGAGGCCGCACCTGCTGCTGGAAGCATTTGTTCAGCGCCAGGCATACCTGGCATCTGTGGTGGCATCTCTGGTGCCGGAGGTGGAGCAAAAGCCTTTTCCACTACTGATTCTAGTGATAGTCCTTTTTGCCGACCTTGGATAACAGCTGCGATACGCGAGACAATCTCTGAAGGGTCTTGGCCTTGCGCTGCCAAGGCAGGAATAGCCTGAGCATACTGCGCAACAGATACACGCAGAGCATCACGCATTTCTTCAATGTCAACGCGTTGTTCTTCTTGAGATACATTTAGATCCATTGGGATCTCGCGGCGTACGTAATCACGAGATACAAGTTTGTCGGAACGCATTTGTAGCAAAGCAATGATGGCACGGCTTGGATCCATACCAGACATAATTCCGTAACGTACATCTACGCCGTACTCGCCTTTAATATCACGAGATGGGGTGTACTTTAATACATACGGTGTGCCGTCTTCTGAACCCTTGATTACCTTTTGTACATTAGGGAACAGTTTCTCATCTATTTCAAAACAGAGTCCGAGAAGATCAGAAAACATACGAGCAAACTGTGCTTGAGCGGATTTGATTTGAGTATCAAAACCAGCTTGCAACTCTTGAACACCACGACCAGTAATAACACTTGCGTTAATGTTTCCGGAACGCGATTCAGGGTAACGAGCGCCAAGGCGTAGTTCACGTTCTAGTGCTCCAGATTCTGCGAATAGTCCTGGTGGTAAGTCTAGGCTAACACGACGAATGTTCTGAGGTTGAGCCGAACGCATAATAGAGTCAGGACCAAGTGCAAGTTCTTGTACATCTTGCGGAATAGCAATAGGTGCTTGGATTGACTTTTCTGCTGCTTGGATCTGAAGGATCGCAAAGCGAGCACGAGCGAGTTGAACTGAGAGTACATCATCGAACTGTCCACGAGCTTGACCATCAAGGGAAGGACGGATTGCCACTTTCGCTAAACACTTAC